GTGATTTCAGATGCCAGTGCTTCAACGACAAACTTTTCTAACTTCTCAAGTCCTTCGTTGTGAGCGTGACGGTCTTTGCGCAGTTCGCCGATTTCCTCAGCCAATTTCGAAATCATAAAGTCGTTAAACTTTGTAGCTGATTCCTTCATTTTGCTCTGGAACTTGACACGATCTTCTGCCAGTGCTTGCTTTTCAGCTTGCACTGCATCAATCTCTGAGGTCAGACCTTCTGTTACCATGCGATCTAGGGCTTCCACCATGACTGTTTTGTCATGTTCATAGCGTTGTGCAAACTCTTCGCGGAGTTCTGCACGCACTTGCTCACGGGTTTCGTTTAACTTGGTTTCCCAAGCCTCGGAAATGGCCGAACGAGTTTCCTCGTTGATCAAGTCGCTATCTAGCAGTGGTTTAATAGCATCAAACATCTATTTCTCCTAGATTTTGAGATCCTTGATTAAACGAATTACTTCGTCTTTCAAGTATCTCTGTACTTTGTTGTCCGTCCCAGCTTCTTTGGCCATTTCTAAAACTTGATGTCCATACTTCATGTTCATCAAGCCTTCGTATATGGCTTTAGGGTACGCATTAGGCGCACTGGGTTGGGCAACAACATCGACAGTGACTATTTCAAAGTCACTGACATGTCCGTTGGCTTCATTGACGTTACCACTGCCTCTGCTGGAGACGCCCAGTTTAACACCACTTTCTAACATGGTCTTAACCAGTTGCCCCATTGGAGTTGGTAAAATTTTCAGCTTGCCGTAACCGTTAGGCCCATCCATCCACATTTCTGTGATCAAGTGACTGACACGATCTAAATTAATTTTGAGATCATCTGGGTGATCTACTTCGCCCAGTACACTATTCCCAACATGAATTTGTTCGTTTAAGGTCTTGACAGCATTGCCGATTTCGTCAACAGGATAGATACGTTCATTGGCATTTTTTACACCACCTTGGATGCAAATGCCTTTCATGTACAATTCCTTACCTCCTTCTGCGCCTTCAACTACAATCTTGGCAGCATCGAAAGTAAGGTGTTCTTTTAATAACGCTATCCTGGTCATAAGTTTAGTCAATCACCGATTTTGTATTAACACCTGTGGCCTGAGCAAGATCTGGCTTTGTAGCTGGTGACGGCTTTTGTGTCGACTGTGCAGGAGAGTTTCCTACTTTGCCGGCCATTTCTTTTGTGCCGGGCGCCGGACGACCCTGTGCTTCTGTTCCTGTGGGGTGAACTGGCTTGGCCATTGCACCTTTTGCACCGGCATTGGCTGCTACTGTGCTTTTTTTGTTAACTGAACCTTCTTCGCTTGATACAGGCTTGGGCGCAGCTTTCAAGCTGATGGCTTCTTTCATGCCCATTTTCATCGCTTCGGTTTCCATTTCATCGTCTTCAACTTCTTCTGAATCCATGTCCATGTCCATGTCCATTTCAGAGTCCATGTCCATGTCTTCTCCGGCAGGTTCGTCGCTCATTAATCCTTCAAATTCTGACATCAGCTCGTCAAGCTTGTCTTCGAGATCAACCACGCGATCTTCTAATTCTTCATCGTCGCTGTCATCATCTTGGTCGTCGGCATCCATGTCGACATCGATATCAAGGTCCTCTTCGCCTTCCATATCTTCTTCGCCTTCAAGGAAGCCTTCTTCTTCGACTTCAATGTCGTTGATCAAGTCATCAGCAGCATCGCCGCCCATTGCTTCGTCGATTTCTTCGTCGACTTCTTTATTGACTTCTTCTTCACTTTCGTTGACTTCGTCGTCTTGCATCATTTCTTCATAGATGTTACGACTTTTTTCAACTACAATCTCGTGAAATAATTCACGAGCTTTGGCTTGTTCATCGTTGATCACATATTCGATCAATTGTTCAAATTTGTTCATGAGCATCCTCCAAAAGTATTGGCTCTGTTGTAATATTTAAGTCAGATACAAAAAATCGCCCGTTAAACAGGCGATTTCTGGTATTTTTTACTGATTTTTTGCTGTTTTTTACATGGCTGGTTCAGCAGGTGGACTATATTGCTTTTTGACATTCTTGATTCGCTGATCAAACTCGTACGTTCTGACATCGTTTAATCTACGCAGTTTATTGATCTGCTTTAGTGTCAGCTTGGTTTTTCGCAATTGACCCAACTGAGGTTGAGTGTTGTCTTGCGCAACATCTTGATATTGATCAGCCGGAGTTTGGTAGAGTTCGTTTAGTATCATAGTGATATTTATGCAGGAGGTGTACCAGTTTCACCGCCAGGAACTGCACCAGCAGCTGGTTGTTGTCCGGTCTCTGTGCCTTCTCCGCCGGCGTCAAGTTCTCCGCCTAACTCTCCACTCATGGCTTCACCGGTTTCCAAATCAGCTTCGAAATCTGCAGGAGTCACTCCTACACTTCGTAGATCAGAACCTGCAGCCTCAGGCGGTGTTGCATCTTCGCGCTCTTCTCGCCAGAGCTTTTCGTTGTCTCTAATTTCTTCTTCTGACAAGCCCAGGTATCGTTTTAATAAAAAGCGTTTACTGAGATACGGAACAGCTTCCAATTGTGTGAATGTGCTGACACGGGTAGTGTCCAACTCTGATTCGCGATAGCTGGCAAAGTTCTGAGGCGGATTAAAATTGATCGAGAACAAGCCTGAATCAATGTTAAATCCACGCCAGCGCATGAACATTTTGAATTCGTCATCGAGTTTTTGTACTATCAGGCGTTGCAGTCGTTCACAGTACTGATTAAATCGATATTCCTGAATCAGTGCTGTTCCTACACGGCCGTCACTGAGTGGACGATCGCTGTCGTCCGGTCCAGTGGGCAAATAGCTGCTGGGCACACGCAGGCCACGTACCATCTTGTTATTAAAGTATTTTAGGTCGTCAATTTCGCCAAGATTGCTACCGCCTGGCAAGGTCTCAACACTGGATCCTCTGCCATCTGCAGTCTGTGGAAAGAAATAATCTTCGTTGATGCTGAGAGGATTATAGCTGGAATCCATTACATTACCGCCACCGCCGGTTGTGCTGGGTATGCGACGTTGATGAATTTCGTTTTTGACTCTCTCAACAAAACTCATGGCCATGTGCGATGGCATATTGCCCACGTCAATTTTAAATACCCTACGTTCTGGTGCACGAGCTACTCGATAAATCAGCACAGAATCTTCTAATAGTTCTTTTTGCTTGAATGTTTTAAAAATTGTCTCCAGCACACTCATGCTGAACGGCCAATACCAGTCCAGTCCTTCGCTGAGTCCCAGATGTATCACGTGTTTAGCATCTAATACTGTTTCGTTCATAGCAGCCGAGAACCTGTTGGTGCCGCTGCCTTCTGCTGTAGAATTCGGTGCTGTGTAATTGTAAGGTGCTACGTATCCTGTGCTGGGAGGATTGTGCTGATAATCTGTTGTTGTTTTGACAGCTACACTGAGATTTTCAAAGTTGGGATTGATATCTCTGACAACATACTGCTCAGGACGTTTGCCTTCACTTTCGTTGACAATGACTCGAGCCACTTTTGACATGTCAACCCAGAACATCTCAAACGTTTCTGGATCACGCACAAACACTTGATCACCGTACTTGATTACATTTCTAAAAATTCTAAAAATGCGTTGATCAAGTTGATTTAGTTTGACCCACTGCTGCAGTTGCTTCTGCACAATGTCAACTTCGTTATCGCTGGGTGTGTCGTGATAAGAAACTGTAAAAGGAACCGACTCTCCTTCTGTGGTTTGCGTAGAAAATTCAGCAATGATGTCCAGGCATGCATTAATCTCAGAATCTGCGTCCATATTTTCGTATTGATTGTATCGTTCAATACGGTTGGGATGCCCTGAATACACTTCTGGCAGACGACTGGCATAGTTTCTGTATGCAACCTCAGCATGATTGTCGTTGCTGCCCCATTGACGACCGTATCCCGGCAATCCGGATTTTTCTGCTCCGCTCAGTGGACTCAGTTGTCCACTGGAATTAGCAACTTTAAAATATTTTTTCCAGCCCTTGCTGTCAGCCATTAGAAATTTTCCCTGTCATTACTACATATTAGCTTATGTAATATTTATTGTCAAGCTGTTTGCACTTGTATTAACTTGCCTATCTGACTCAGCTGATCTCGTTGCAGTGTCACAATCTGTTGCAGTAGGTCAGCGCTGAGACTCATTCCGCCGGGCTGGTCACTGGGTCCAGCTGCCAGTTTTTCTAATGCTTGAGTCAGTTCTGGTGGTACTCCCATATTTTGCGTTAAATTTCCCAACATACTGTCGAGACCGCCGCCAACAGCAGATTCTGCAGGTGCTCGAGGAGTAGCAAATGACGGTGATGCAAAACTCTGTACAGAAGAAAGCAAGTTATCAATACCTGGCATGGACACTGGTATTGTTTTTCCGTCTGGCAATGGTACTACAGCTTCAGTACCGTGTAGTTCAGCAGGGTACCCGGATTTAGGACCTTTGGCAATACCACCGCCGTCGAAAGAAAAATGCACAGGATCGCTTGGAACTCGTTGAAACAACCCTTGTTTGTTCATTGCCTGCACTGCAGCTGGATCTCTGTAATTTTGTATGTCAACAGCAAGTCCTTTTTCGTGCGAACTTGTTCCTGGTTTAGCTATAGGCATACCGGTGGCAGTACGACCAGGTCTGCCTTGGGCAACGCTTTCGTCCCACAGGCGTTGCTGATCAGCAGGATCCCTTTTGGCACTGTTAATTTGTATTTTTTTACCAGTGATTGAGTTATACTCTTGAGCTGCTGCCATCACGGCTTGACGTAGATTACCGCTTAATCCTTCAAACGCACTTGCACTTCCTGATCTGGCAGTGAACTTCAGCACATCGGCTGCGTTGGCGCTTACTCCAGTACCGCCAGTTCCTGTGAGTCCAG